CAGTACGTTGCTATCGGTAAACGACTTTGTATCGGTAGCCTTTACAATGTCAATTGAAGCACCTCCACCGCCTCCGCCGTTAACAGTAACGCCGCCAGTCGTCCGGGTGATAACAGTCCCGGTCGGATAGTTCTTTGACCGGGGCTTTGCGGGTATGGATGTAGTTTTAATATCTACCATTTTCAATCATCTTACAATTAAACTGATTCATCGCGAAGTCAATTGTACCGCCCGTGATCGTAAACCGTTTGTTTGGCTGGAACTTATCGGTTATAGTTGTGATAGGCGTAATTGCTTCGTCATCTACCAGTATTTGTGTAAGCTTGAATTTGGTAGCTCCGTACTGATTAATAATGCGCCGGATCAAATGCTCTTCCGGCCGGACTAATTTCTGCTCAATGGAAGAATAGAGATTGTCGGTTAGGTAATTATCGCCTAACATTACTTTACTGTAGCATGCACCGTCGTTGTTGTAACTGGATATTTTAAATTCGATTTCGTCCAATTCGTTAATGTAATCTTCATTCACGACGTTTTCATACGTACGATCCGAGTTGTCAGATGTTTCATCGTCATCTGGCCTATGATATGACAGTTTAAAACCTTTCACCAGTACGCCTCCTACTCGGAACGACTGTCCGATAGGGGTTAGTAACGTAAATTCAAAATCACCTCTCAAAACCCGGTCTATTGGTATTATAACTCCCGTTACCCCTGAATAGGGCATATCTAAAGTTTTTTGATTTATCATAGGGTAATAATCCTGCTTTGCACCCGTCCTATCGTAATCCAGTTTAAAAGTATATCCAGGATTAGCCGCCCATTCATTCGGCTGTCCGGCACCCGGTCTCAGGCTTCCGTAATACATGCTCCCTATACGAATTTGAGCGTAAAGATGTGTTGGCGTACTGCTGTTATCCCAAGGTATCATATCGTCTACGTTTATAAACTTATAGCTTCCGGATACGCAAAATATACCTGTCGAATATACAGCCGCCGCACCCTTTATTGTCATGACTTTCCCTCCGCCTTCGTTAGGTGCATCGTTGCCGTATCTCTCTTTAGGCCATTTAATTTGAATTACATCGGTAAACGAATAGTCGGATATATCCGGTTTGCCATCCTCTATTTTATAGTTACAATACCTTTCCAATATCCCGCCTTCGAACTCGTGAGCGCCATAGGCGTAGAGCTCTAAATCCTTATTTGTAATGATCTTCCCTTCGTTGTATAAAAACATATCCCAATTCTTGGGGTAGAGATATTTCCGGTAACACCTTCTATCGAGGCGGCTATTTAATCTGGACAGGAGTTTTTTATCTTTCTTGAAATCCTCATCAGGTAATAAATTTCCAACCGGATAATTACTGTCTTTCACAGTTATCTTATTATAACCACCCAGAATATCGAGCGTATGATTATCGCCGCTAAAGGTTACTTTCTGGACACTGATAGTAAATCCCCTCACAGTTGTATATGTGGAAAAGTCCAATGTGTACTTATAGTAATCACCTGCATGATCTACATCTACGAAGTAAAGGTCACCCTTCCAATCTACACAAGTCCAATTGAGGAATTTGCATATCTCCTCAAGTACCTCTTTTAATTTCATTGGTTTGTCCTCTTCATCAAAGAAGTTCTGTTCACTTATCGTCATATCCTGCAGAACATTTGCCCAAGCCGTATAATTCGATTTATCCTTTGCGTAAACATGTGGAATATATACGTTTGAATAAGAGCCGCGAGATTCAGAAACGCAACGGGTTAATAATTCCCACAAAGTTACAAACCCTTTTTCCGCCTCGTTTTTGGTTTTATAATCTATATATTCCAAAACGGACATAGCGCTGATACATTCAATCTCCAATTCGAAAATTGTGCCGCTATAATCTTGCGTGTACAACTCCGGCTTGATAAAGCCACACCACATCACTATCCCGGACCGCTTAAATATTACCCGATATTGCCTGTATCCGGTAGAGTAAAGACTTTGTAAATAGTCAGTCCCAACCACTCTTATAGTAGCCGTTGAAAAACGAACAGGAACATAAAGAAAATCATCATCTGCAATCTCAATGGAAAAAGGAGCTTCGCCACTACCTGTCAATTCGGTAACTTGTCCCGTATAGTCCTCTTTCTGGATCTCTACCAAGCAACTATCTCCTTTCCGTGACCGAAAAGGGAGTGTATATATTGTGCCATAATTCATAATGGTTTCTTTCCTTGTTTTTTCAATGTGTTATTTACAGAAAGTATAATATCCGGCCCGACTACTCTGGCTTTTCCAAACTCTACCTGAACTTTATTTTCAGATGGTGCAATCAACCTGGCAAGATGCCCTACCGATGGCGTAATATTTGGCTGGCTAACATCCAATCCAGCGTATAACTTTGAATTGAGCATTTTAAATAGGTTCGCTTGCTGTGAACCGTTCAAAATCATTTCACCCGAATTGACCCGAGCTAATACCTTATCGCCTCCGAACGAAATGCCGGGAACAACGCCGCCTGTCTCAAATTTGGGAAGACTTGCAAAAATGCTTGTAACCGTCGCTATTACTGTCGCTATCGCTCCAAGATTTGCCGGGAAAGGTAAAGCGAAAGCACTTGCAACCCCTTGTGCGGTTGCCAATGATTGAAGTTGTACAATCATCTGAGAAATTGAACCCATAGCATTAAACATGAAAGATACACCTTCATTACCAAACTGTTCGGACATTGAAGTCATTGAACCGAAAGAATTTGCAATACTACCCAGGGATTCAGCATATAATTTATTTAAATCAATATCCTTTTTCTTGATAGGAGATTCGAATTTAGACAATTTAAAACCTGTATCATTATGCTTTAGTCCCAATTGATCACCCGGACGATTAATGGAAGGTAACCCACCTTTCATGTCACCGTATTTTCCTTTGAAAACTTCCTGCTCAACGACTATTTTAATATTAACCTTTTTCTTCTCGAGTTCGTTAATTGTAGCTTGAACAGTTGCACGAGCCTGCATCGTTGTTTCTTTAGACAGTTTTTTATTAAGGCGGGATATTTCAGCATCATACCATGCAAGTGTATCCTTTGAGGGTTTTTCATCTTTGTCTTCTTTTGAATCTTTCCCGCCTGCCTGCGATGCTCTATTTGCGGTTTTTGTCATTGACTCGTAGGCTTGTTCGGCTGCAAATGCTTCTGATCTTATACCATATAATTTCTTTAACCATTCATCGCTCTCTTTAACAAGCATACCATTATATACTATAGCATCTTGATATTTTGCTATCATGGGAGCCATGGCCTTATTATAAGATTCATAATCAAGCGTCTTTACCGTTGACCAGCTTCTATTCATGCCTGCCCCAGTCATTACAGTCTCCACCTTTGTATATTTCTTACGTAGTGCGGCTTCCACATTTTTAAAGTATTGATACTCTTTCTCCGCCTGTTTCTTTTCGGCGTCCCCCATGGCACTGACATCGAAACGGGAAACTCGATCTACACTCACCATTGATACGTCAGCCGCACTTATTCCGGTGGATGCAGCAACAAGCGCCTGCACCGCTTCCGTAGATCGTCTGCCGAGTTGGTCTACAATTTCCCGTTGATCCTTTAAAACATCATCCAGTCGCTTTTGGGCTTCATCTTTTTGAGCTTCTGTTGAATCTTTATCTTTTAGTATTGTTATTTGCTTTTGAAACTCAGCCTGATTTTTCATGTTAAAATAGCCGTACGACATCTTTGTATTTCCAAGCTGATCCATCGCATTGTAAGCCTCACGAGCCTTCCGTATAGTTTCATCCAATCCATTAAAAAACGGTGTCCAGTCCCCTGAACCAATTGAATAGAAAAAATTGTCTACAGTACCCTTTAGACCTTCAATAGTCCTATTGTATTCATCGCTTAGTGTTTGGCTGCTATTCATTAGTTTATTGAATCCTTCATAAGCCCCCACCGCAACGCCAATTGTCCCGGCAAACTTCATTATACCAGCCCCAGCAGTTTTTGCCATACTGGAAATACCGCCTTGAAAGCTGTTAACCGAACCTTTTGCCCGATTTAGGTTTGCGTCAAAGTCATTCGTTTTAAGTAATAGTCGTGTTATTATATCAGACATGATTCATTTCTTTTTCGATTAGTTTTGCTTTTGCCCGCAATCGTTTCACTTCTTCATCCGTTACGGATGTGCGTTTCTTTTCGTCTTCCTTCGCTTCATCCCATGGGAAACGAAGTATATCCGATTGCTTTAGTTGTTTTGTGCTATTCGCCTGAGCGATGACATACGCAATGATCCGGGTCTGCTCCCAGCTTTCCCGGTTACGCCTGCCTAACCCCTCTAAGAAGTAGCGAACTTCTGTGAGCGTCATCCGGTCGAGGAAATAATCAGGTGCAATACCGCCCTCACCTACAACGCGGGCGTAGAGTTCCCGGATACTGCACGCTTCTTCGGAGTCGTCTTTTTTTTTGTGCTATCTGCTGCCTGTTCAAGTAATTCAATCTCTTTTACGAAGAACTCTTTGAAAGAGAGAAACAGAGCCGGATCAGACTCACACGCCTCTATAAATTCATCAAAAGGCATTAAGAATGTATCTTTGTTATTTGCCAGAAGAATAGAGTAAAACAGTAGATATTCGTCCAACATCCGGCCGAACGCAAACTGCCTACCTGTGAGATTTTCGAAGATAAAGAAGGCGCGCAATGTATACTTTAAAATGTACTTCTGTTTTTTGATAGTGATCGTTTTCATTATGATAAGTTTTTTGAGTTAGAAAAAGAAAAGGCGGGATTCCCGCCCTTTCCATCGTTTACGCGGTCGGATCATCCACTATACCTCCATCTCCGGACACTCTGGGGCTAAGTTTTCCTGTGCCTTCGAATGTGGCGGAGAAAGTTGCTTTATCACCATCAGGTGCATTTAATTCTAGATTTGTAATTAAGACATTACCGGAATAAGATGCGGCCGGAAGAGTCCAACCGGAAGAGGGAACTTCATCTGAATCTGCGTTTGCCGGAATACCGAATTTTGCTTCGATAGGCTTGCGTTTTAACATTAAGTCCAAAAGAACATCATATCCGTTTACTTTATCGTCTGCACTGAATAGGTTTTCACTTGAACCGTTCCAAGACAATTTTTTTATGTCTTTTTCCGTCCAAATGCCGGAATCTTTACTTTGTGTGTCAATCGTTTCGGCCGAGATTGATAATTTACAGGATGTAGCCAACGCCAGCGCCTTTCCGCCGACAAATAGCATGAAATCTTTTCCTAATACTGCATTTGCTTTCATTGTTTTCAATATTTAAATGTTAGTTACTCTACTGAATCCGTCTCAATTTCAAATGTAAGTCGCTGGATGAAAGTTTCTTCAATGAAATCTTCATCGGCGGCGATAAGTTTAGCACCCGTTACTTTGAAATCGTCGTATTTACCCCGCTTCCCTTCAAGCGCTTTGCGTGCCGCCTCAATAACCTCGACTGAATTTGAATAGTTATCGCTGGCGGCAATAACCTCAATAGTGACACTATCCCCACTGGCGTATCTATCCTTTGTATAAGCCGGAGTAAGTGCACTACGCTTATACAAAACGAACGGGAAAGAAGTAGCGTTTTTAGTAGAAATAGGATAAATCCTATCTCCGACAAGTTGCGTTAAACTTTCCGACTCACTGAGTTTTGAGAATGTATGTTTGCTGATTGATAAGCTCATTTCTTTTTATCTATTACTTTTTGTATTGAATCCAAAATGTTTCTTTCCAGTGAGTTCTCAGCCTCACTTTTTTTAGAGTCTACTGCGCTTTTAAAAAAGTGAGTGGCCTCTATAATACCTCTGTTTGCTCCTCTATTGGTAGCTCGTTGTTCCGTACCGCTTTCGAAGAATTTCAAAACAAACTGTTTTGAACCTTTCCGCCGTTTGTCGAGTAAGTCAACCCGTGCGCCGGACGCATTGCGGTAAACTGCAATATTTATTTCTTTTTTCAATCCAGCCCCACCCGGAACAGATGCAACCCAATTTTTTTGCGCTTGCTTTCGAATGATACTTGCTGATTTACGGAGTCCGGATTTAATAGCCTTCTTTGCCTCCTTGTCATTCAGTGCGGCCAATAACGCATTAACCTTAGAGGCGTCAACCTCAACCCGGTAGGATGCTTGTACAATATTACTCATTGATTAATTCTGCTTCGATGGTTATAGACTGTGCCTTTCTATCCGGATGGATGAAGGCTATTTTGTATTTACGTCCCTCGTAGACAATGCGCATTTTTTCGCTTATATCTC